CCCCAGTGGATCCAGTTGTAAATTGTGCGGCGTGATTTGTTGATCACCTGAGCGGCTTCATCAACCGTAAGTGCTTTGGTCATTTGGTTCCTTTCGTGTAGGTGTAAAAGGTAGCTTGGCGAGGGTGAAAAAGGTAGTGCTTACAATCGTTTAGCCCTCTAAACAATCGCAAGGGGTTTGATAACACTTGTAACCAATCGGTTACTATGGCGTTTGTGTCGTAAAAGTTACATTCCACTATTGTGGAGTCTTGTGCATTTTTGTGGATGCTGGCTTTTATGTTTTTGTGGATTGTCAGGAAACTACCGCTTTCGGTATAGTTCTGACATAAGTGCCAATTAGGTGCGAAGTATGCACTAGCTTCCCTGCCAATCTCTGACCGTGTTTTCTTAGTCATAATCTCTGACCGTGTTTTCGTAGTCATCTTGTACATCTTGTACAGGTTGAACTGCAAAGTCTCGCTTTGTAGTTGCTTAGTCATCTTGTGCCTCCGTTACATCTTGTCTAGTAGCACTATTGCCAAAAAGAATGTCGCAAACATTGCCATACCGACTGCCATCCCTGCGGAAAATAAAACTCCGTTGAGCGGATGTCTTTTCTTGCGGTGCTTCCCGGTCATTCTTGTCCCTCCTTGATGGCTGCTTCTATTTCCTGAGCAAGAAACGGGTAACTTAGTGTCTGCAAAATGTCTCTGGTTGCAGCTAGGTCTTTCATAACCTTGATGATGCGCTCACGCTCTAGCTCGACCCCAGCTTCGTAGCCTAGTGTCCAGTAAAGCTTGTTGCTGTCGTTGCTTTCATCAGCCAACTTGTGCCTCTCTAATTGTTATAATTAGCTCTGCCATGCCGTAGCAGACTGAGTGGTCGCATACGCCCGAATTGTGAAAGTCAAAACAAATGCGGGCCTCAGCCATTTTGCTTATGCGCTCACGCTCTGAATCAACCCCAGCCTCACGGCCTTTTGTCCAGAGGATTTTGCCGCTCATGTCAGCCATGTCAATCATTTTTGTCCTTTGAGTAGAATCCCCGGCCTTTGAAGTGGGCATCAGAGAATGAATAGTCCCTGATCATTGGTGTCATGCAATTTAGGCAACCTGGGACCTTTACCTGGCCCATGGGGCTGTTGATTGTGATGGTTATGGGGCATGTTTTACATCCAAATAGATAGTTGGGCATCAGACCCTTTCTCTCTCAGCCAGGTTGGCGTAAAATGCCATCTTTTCTGGCGGGATCACAAATCCGCAACTGTGGCACTTGACCTGGAGGTCATCACCAAACTCAGCTGGGGGGCTGTAGACGGTTTTTAGGTTACAGCTTGGGCACGGGAGCAATGTGGTTCTTGATTTTTCCTCCAGCGGGTAGCGGTAGAGCGCTTGATCAAGTGTTTTCACTAGGGGCATTAGATAAATGACCTCTTTGCGGTTGACCAGGTTGTCAATGTCCTGGTGAAGCGCTTGGCAGATCTCTTTTGCCTTTCCATAAATCTGGAAGTGGTTCCACTTTACTGGAATGTACCCACCTGTGAGGGCTTGCCACATGTCCTCAGCCAGTTGCCAAGCATCAAGGTTGAAAGGGGCTGGTGGGTCTTTTTTCAGCGGCTTGGGTGTATCCAGTTCCATCGGAGAGCGCATCACATAGATTTCTCTCAGATGCTGTAACGCATTGGGAGCCCCTTGTAGGGCACTTCTAAGGCCGTCATAACACATTGCACACAGCAAACCATAATTGGCCTCCATGGGGCTCTTGTGGCTTATGACACAGGCCCTAGTCATTGCTGAGCCTTTCCAGTTCATCACTGATGTAAAAACGGGCCTTTTGTAGGTCCTCAATGCTGTCCCCTTTGAGCCCAGCCCGCCAAATGTATTTGACCGCATTGCCGAGGTTGAAATTCATGTGCCTGGTTATGTCAATGGCCTCAACCCCGCTTGGGTGACTGGTGTAGTGCGCTGGGTGGTTCACTGGGTCATCCATCACTTGACCATTTCATAAAGTAGTCCCAGCTTTACCTGAACGGCGGCGTGTTCCCGTGTCTTGGTGGTGCCGTTGGCTTGGGCAATGTTCACGGTGGTCTGGAGTTCGCTCATGATTATTCTGAGCACTCTGTCACGCTCAGCGTTTTTGCCACGCTCTAGGCCCTCCACATAGTGCTGGGCGGCCACATCTGCTGGGACTGACTTACTTGATTGCATCTGTTACAACCTCCAAACAGCGGTCATAGCCAAGGGCTTGAGTCTTGGTCATTCCCAGCTCACGCTCTCTGTCTTTTTTGTATTCCATCATTACCCTCAGCTGTGAGGCTTGGATGCTTTTGCCGTGCCTATAGCCTGAGTTGAAAGCTTCATCCAACTCAGTGGTGAACAAGCGGTCTGCGATTTTATACCTGAGCTCTGTGAACATGGTTCCCTCTCTTAGAACGCAATGTGCGTGTTGTAAAAGGACACAGCAAATGGCCATGCCCAAGCTAATAGGTGGCGGTGTGACTCTGTGAGGACCAGCACCAGGCCGATTAGGCCCAGTGTAATTATGGAAAAGAATTGGCGAGTGTTAGTTTTCATAAGTGTTTTCCTTTACTATGTTAAAATTCACCATTCGCACCGCTTGTGGCAGCGTAACGCTGTGCATAGATCCTTCTTTTTGTTGCGTTGATTGCAAGTTGTCGGTGTAAGTGTCACTAACTGTTGGAGTTGGAAGATTCACTTGCCCCCCCCCCGCCGGTAGCGTGACACTTTGGAGCAAGATTCGCAAAGCCAGTTCAGCCTGTTGCGGTACAACACCATTGCCACAGGCTTTCAGTTCCTCATTGCGAGTTAGCCCCACACCTGTGACCCAGCCCTTTGGTAGCCCCATCATCCACTCTGTAAAGGCGCTTGAGAGCCTGTGAGCGCCATCCTTGCCGTCTGGCTTGGTTGGCAGCGGTGCTGGCCTGCCTAGTGTCTGTTCCCACCGTCTAATAGCTGGCCCGAACTTTCCCCATTCCATTTTGTCCCTGGCTAAAACTTGGGCTGCAACTTTCAATCGGTGCTTTGGGTCATTGCCGTCCAGTTCTGATCTGGCAACCGTGTTCCCATCAACAGCGGTTGGTGTTGGCATTAAGACTTCACCGCTGTGGAAAATTGCCCTCGCTACTGTGTCGGTTTGTACTACGCAATCACGCTCATGCTCTGATTGCCCATCCTTGTAATCTCTGGATGTTGGGGTTGGTATCAAGTCGTTGACAACCGTTTCTCTTACATTGGCGTAACCACCTTTGCCTTTATTTAGTGCTTTTTGCTCAGGAGTTCGGGCTGGTAAGTGATGCATTGTGTTCGGAGTAGGCATTAGGTTGTCTACGGTTCGGCTTACCTTGAGTCCGTTTAGCCTGGCTATGTCCATTGCGTTGTCACGAACGCCGACAGTGTTGCCACGCTTGCGAGCTTCGGCTTCGCCTAATGCTCCGCCCTCACCTTGACTAGCGGTTGGGGAACGCAACAATAAAGATTCGGAATCGGTTGTGCGGGGCCCCAGCATCGGCAGCTCGTAGACCTTGCCATTTCGCATCATACCCGAGGTCTGCCAAGTCTCCGAGAACAGCTCCCAGTGCTCGCAAAGTAGGTTCGCTATCCCCTGCCTCTCCCATACACCACGGACAGTGTTCCAAGTCTGGGTTGGTTGCGCTTGCGCTAAGTAATCCTCTGACATTTTCAATGACCACCAATCTAGGTTGTAGTTCTTCTATTGCTCTTGCGAACTCAGACCAAAGACCTGAGCGTGTTCCTGTTCTTAGTCCGGCACGCTTGCCAGCTAATGATAAATCTTGACATGGAAAACCGCCAGTGAGGATGTCGACTGGCTCCACCTGAGTGAAGTCCACCTTGGTAACATCACGGTAATTTGGAACGCCTGGAAAGTGAGCCTCAAGGATTGCGCTTGGTGCGGACTCCCACTCACAGTGCCACGCAACTTGTGCGCCAGTGACATTGACAACGGCATTGTCTAGTCCGCCGTAGCCACTAAAGAGCGAGCCGATCTTCACAGGTTTTCTAGTTTCTCGTATTCAGCCCAAGACTCTATTGCAAGCTTGTCGCAATCGCCAGCCGAAAAACGACCAGCGTGGAAGTAGATGCGCTTGAACCGCTCTGGTATCACCTTGAGGGTTTTGGTGGTGACTTTTATTTCTGGCTTTATGGGTTGCTTGCGATAGCTAATGTCATGGCGCTCAGCCTCCAAGACCTTGCTGAGTTCGGAAAATGTTAGCTTCATGTCGCCTTACCCCTTGAGCTGAACGATTGCGTGAATTAACATTTGAAAATCATGAGGTGTTATTTGGTCATCAAACCCAAGAGTCTTAGCAAAACTTGGGATGACCGAGCTGTTTATCCTTGCCCAGTTTTTGCCCTTGCAATGCTGGCACTCACAAATTGCGGTATAGACATGGTTTGGGTTGCGGTCTGTGAATTGTGCCATGTGCTTGCTTATGCTGTAGGTGTTGCTTAGTGTTTGCTCTTTCATGGTGTCCCTTTCGTTGGTGTTGCTAAAAATTTAGGCGCTTAGTGTTTTGATGTACTTGCGAGTTGCCAAAAGCTCTGACTTGTAAAGGTTAATTGTCACTCTATACAGTTGGGCGTTCTTTGATTCCAAGTTGCTAATTCTGTTTTGTATTATTTCAGCAATTGCGTTTGCCTGTTTAATTTCTTTGCTCATTTTGGGCCCTTTCATGTGCCTTGGTGGTGCGCTTGATAAGACTCTAGCATGAATGGTGCATCATTGTGCAAGTTTTATTTAGTGGGCGTGTCGGATCTAGCCAAGGTGCCAGGGGATGTCAGCGGGTTCAATTCTGAAATGGACACCCATTTCACTTGGCTCACCGTAAACCTTTTGCGCCTCCCACTGGACAATCAAAGCATCATCAGTCATTAGCTGGCCATACTTTTCTAGGCTTATGGAATCCCCTAGCGAGCGCTGGAGCTTGTCACAGTCTGGGGCTACGGATGGCCAGAGGCGCTTGACTGTCTTGGGCCTTGGCATGACAAATGTTGCTGTGACCTTTACGGGTTCAGTGAACATCTGGAAGTCTGGGTGTTGCTCTAGGTAGATTTTTACGGCGGCGGCAATGCCCTCACGAAATGGGGCTAGTTTCTTGCTGGCTTCTATGAACCTGCCACCGCTGGCGTGGTTGCCCCCCACATAACGCTTAGAGCCCTGGGGGGCGGGTTCAATCCCACCAACCCAGAGCTCCACGCTTTGCTTGGTTGTTATTTTTTCCCCTGCCTCACAGCTAGGACTATCGAAGTCACAAAAAGCCACGCACACAAAAGGTATGCCCCGCCTTGGAGGAAAATGTTGCTTGCATCAGCGGCCAGTAAGCCAAGAAAAACGGCAAACACCAATGTATAAGCTAGAGCAGCCATGATCTAAAAGGGCATTTCCTCAGTAGCGACTGTTTCAATCTTTGGATTGTTGACATGAATTGCGGCATAACGGACTTGGCCGTTATCACCCTCAAATTCCTCAACTCGCACTGACAGGTTTCCGCTGACATTGACAATAGCGCCAACCTTGATTCCAGCGGGTTGTTCCCAGATAGTGAATTTCTCTTTGCGGTCTGTGCCCTCACGGTCCTTGAATGATGTGGTGACAAAGATTCCCTTGTCCGTGATCAATCGCTCAACCGTTCCATCTGTAATCTGTATTTTAGCCATTTCGGCCTCTCTTTATTATTCCGTGCCTAGACTTTGCGCCCAGGATTTTCGACCCTAGCACAACCACCGTTGAAAACTAGGTCCATTTCACCAGTTATGCCGTGGCGATTTTTTGCCACATCCATAATCATTCTAGTCTGCTCAAACTCGGCATCAGTGTCAGACCTCTCACGCCTAAGCAAAATCACCACATCAGCATCCTGCTCAATGGCTCCAGAGTCTCTAAGGTCAGATAGCGCTGGGGCTTTGTCTTGCCTTGATTCACTTTGCCTGTTCAGCTGAGCAAGTGCAATCACAGGGACCTCAAAGTCTCTGGCCAGGGCCTTGAGGCTCATTGAAAAATCACTGATTGATTCATACCTTTTGCGGCCTGGAATGGTGTCATGGATCAGCCCCAAGTAGTCAATCACAATGGCCCTGAGTCCACCGTTTTGCTGGAGGGTCCTAGCGTGTGCCCTGATGTCGTTGATGGTCTGTGTGCCCTTGTCAACAATCGCCAGGTTGGACTCACCAAGTTCATCCTTGGCCTTGTTCAGGGCTTTCCAATCAAAGTCAGACAGGTTGCCTTTTTCTAGGTTGCCTAGATAGACGCTGGAGGTCATTGCATACATCCTGGTCAGTAGCTCTGTCTTGGACATTTCTAGGCTATGGAATGACACTGGCCCCTCTTTGCTTAGGTGATAGGCCGCTTGTAATCCAATTACGGTCTTACCCACACCAGGGCGAGCTCCAATAACATACATTGCGCCAGGCCGGAATCCACCAATGGCGGTGTTCAGTGCATCCCAAGGGCTTTTCAGGTAGGTCCTAGGGGTGGCCAGAACCTCCAAGTGACCTAGGGCTAGGTGGCTGACATACTCAATTTTTCCAGTGGTCCTGCTTTCAGCAAGCTTTCCTAGATTGCGGCGGGCTTCATCAATCACCGCATCCAAATCCTCAGCTGGTGATCTGGCCACAATGCTATGACCGGTGTTTCTGAGCTCACGCCTGATGGATTCGTCACGCACAATCTGAGCATAAAAGCTGACATTGACAGCGGTAATGCTCTCATGTTGCCAAGCGTGAACATCCTCAGAATGGTTTGGCAGCTTAGCGGCAACGGTCAGGGCATCAATGGCCTGATGTTTATTCCTCATGTCGCACAGCGCTTGATAGACCCTGCCCAGCTTTAGGTCATTGAAGTCCTCAGGCACCAGATTTATTTCATCTAAGG